AACTTACCCATTACTTACCTCGTTTAGCCATTCCGTAACCACGTTTCGCGGCTCTTCCTGCTTTTTTAGATTTCTTAGCACTTTTTTTTCTAACCATGCCGCCTTTTGCAACATTAAGAGTTTTAGCACCACCTGCTACATCAAGCATGTTTGGTTTTTCACCTTTAGGAACTTTTCTTTCAGGTAAATTTTGTTCAGGCATAAGTTTAGGAGTTTCTTGTTTTTTTCGATAAGCTTGTAATGCTTGGCTTATAGCTTGCCTGCCTACTTTTCCTACCCCAGATGCTATTGGATTAGCTTTAGCACCCGACAATAATGATTCTATTACGTCATTCATTTGTTTATCTAAAGATTCAGTATTTCCTGCTGCTCCTTTTGGAGTTTTACCTGTTTTTTTTCCTGGTTTATTTATACTCATATCAGTGTATCGTTGGTTTAATTAAAGTTACAAAATCAACTGTATTGTGGTTCATTAAGTTATCTGCTTCCACAGGAACTAAATGTTCATACATTATCATTTGAGCTACGCCTATCATAGCACCTGCTAAAAGTATACTATCCTCAGCAGATTTGGAAGAAGTATTTTGAAAATCCATAAGCATTGAAAAGAACTCAGCAAGCCTTGTTTCTGCGTTTGTTTTTTGATCAACCATCCTTAACCTTCTTTGCTTTAGATAGATTAACATTTGCACGTAATTGTGCAATATCTTCTTGAGAATCCATTCTATCTTGAGCTATTTTACCTTGAGATGCAATTCGCTCACGTTCTACAGCTAGACGTAGATCTGTTTCTTCGTCTTTTCGTTGTAGGTCCATAGCTTTTAATTGTAGCTCTTGTTCTTTAAGTCTGATTAACGGATCACCATCTTCTTGATCAAACATCTCTTGTTCTTCTGTAATCATCTGCGTAGTCATTTCGTTAATCTTCTCTGCAATAGCTGACTCTATTTGTAATTGCATCTGTTGTATTTGTTGTTGTATCATTTGCTGTTCTTCATCTGACTGAACCATTTGTATTGCTTGTTGTAATTGCTGCATTGGTTCTGCAAACTCTGCTGATACAACTTCTCTTGCTTGTAAAGCTACGTGATCAGAAATATGTGATTGTAGAATTGACATAACAATAGGATTGTTTTTTACTAAAAATGACGACATGAATGCACGGTGTGCATTGATATGTGCTTCATGATTTTGTTGAGGGAAAGCTTTTAGTTGTTGCGACTTTAACGATTGTGCGTTCTCGGTCCCTGGATCAGTTGGTGCTGGTTGAGGAGGAGGCGGTAAAATTGCAGCAATATCTGTTACACCCAGTGACATGTACATACGTCTGTACGCTTCGTACAAGTTGTGTGCTTTAGGATTGCTTTGCGCTAATTGTAGTTGTGATTGAGCTAACGTAATTCTCTGTGATACAGAAAAAATATTAGGATCACTTACAGGCAGAATATCTATTCTACCATCAAAGTCTTGTTGTTTAATTTGTGGTTGATTACCTTCTACCTCATACGGATACATCGGAGGTAATGACTCTGCAAATATTTTAGCTAATAAATTAAATTCTATTTTTTGTGCGTAGTGCATTCTTTTGTGAATAGCACTCATGACTTTTGTACCACGTTCCATCAACGCCATTGTCGTTCCTACAGGATTATTACCTCCCATATTCTCGCCTGTTGGCTGATCTGCTACGGTTGCAAATTTAGTGGCTGCCGCTACAGCAAAACCTAGTAATTGAAATAACGTTGCACTTGGTTCTTTGTAAGGTAAAGGAATTAAACCTTCTCGTAAATTTCCACCAGGTGCATCTACGTCTCTAAATTCTCCTGGTTGTAAAGGTGTATCATCATCTTTGACTCTAAGACCTCTTGCTTTAAATCCTGCTGGTAAGTTTGCTAACGTACCTGCATCGATAAGCTGACGAAGAGCAGCCGTTGCTGTTCTTGTCAAACCGCCAAGCATGTGAATAAGACCAAAGCCATAAAACCCTAATCCTGGTAAAAATTTAAAGTGAACAAAGTATTGTTCTTTTTTCATTAACGGATCGTTTTCTTTGTAGTTTCTGTACACAGATAAAACTTTTCCAGACCCTTCATCAATTGTTATAATGTATGGTTGTTTAATTCCATCTTCACTTTCAAATCCTGGCAAATCTAAATCAGCATGAATTTCCAATAACGTAAACTCATCAGTGTTATAACCAACTTTTTTAACGCCTTGTATTTCTCGCTCTTTTCTTGATACGGAATCTTCTTCTGTGTATGGCTCTATATCTATATCTCTATAAAAACCTTGTACTTGTAATTTTCTAATTTCATTTTTACTTCTTTTCAAAACATGTGTAACTCTTTCAGCAGACTGTAGATCTGTTGCTGTGTAAGGAACAAGTAAATCATCAGCAGGAACAAACTTAGAAACTGCTCTGCCTATGGTAGTATCAAAATAAACTTTTTTAAAAGAAGAACCTGCTAAAGGTAAATGAAATAACATCTGATCGAGTTCAGGATCATATTCTTCCATAACATGCATGAGCTGATAGTTCATAAACTCTGACACACGTTCAGCCTGTTGTTGTTTTAAAACATCTTCTTTTCCTAAAATTTGAGTTCTTACAGGTCCGCCTGCAGGAAGTAATTCTCTATATGCTTGTGCTTGAAACTGTGTAACAGCTTCTGCTAATACAGGGTGACTAACATTACTAGCACCCATAAAAGGCTCTGATCTTTCTTTGTATTGAAATCCAAGTAGCCCTAATCCTTTTTTATATGTTTCTTCCCATTCTTTTCTAGAAGCTTTATCTTCTTCAAAACCTTCCATGACATCATTAGATACAACACCTAAATCAGTGTCATCCATGAATTCTGCAAGGTTAGAATCAAAAGATATTTCTTCTTGAAAGTCTTGCTCTCCGATTACAGCCGATCCATCTTCTAGCATTGTCACATCACTTAAAATATTATCTGCTACATCGATATCTACTAAACCCATGTTTTCTGCTGATGCTTCAGCAATCTTCTCTTGTTGTCTATAGACAGAATCTTTTTCTATGGCCATTTCTTTCCTTATTTATAAATCTTGTTTAGTTGTAGCATTTCTTTAGTCAGAGGAATAGAAAAAACAGGTTCAGTCTCAAAATTTTTCTCTTTTGATTTTTGAATCTTATATCGACCTCCATCTTCGTCCACTAACTGGTTTGCAATATTTTCTGCTTGTCGGTACGTGTCTCCTTGACCCATAATCTCTGCTGTTTCCTGATTAATAATATTATATACCGTTCCCCCTCTGGCATCACTTACTGCTACATTTGCAATAATTAACTTAGAGTTGTTATCTTCTGCATACTTTCTCATGCTTCTTTCAATATCAGATGTGTAGTGTCCACCTACTTTACCTGCTTCTTCATCCCAAGCTCTTGATAACGGGCCACCATAAAACTCATGAGTACCTACGCCAGGAAGACTACTATTTCCTATGGCTTGCTTTGTATTAATATCTGCACGTAAAGCATCTTTGTAGTTATCCAAACGTCTTTGTTTGTCGGCTGTTCTCTCCGCTATATCAGTTGCCGTGCTACCACTTTGATTATACGCTTTTCCTGCTACAATATCTCCCGATGCTACACCAAGATGTGTTGGTGCGGACGGGTCTTTTTCTACAAACAAACGATGAGCTGCCTCATATAACTGTTGTTTAAGAACAGCATCACTCCACGACCCTCTATCTTTTAATGGTACGTCAGGATATAGCGCTTTCATTAACTGATTATTAATCTCATCCGCCATTGAATCTATAATTTCTCCCTGTCTTTTCTTAAAATTTTCATACATCGCAAAATCTTGCGGTCCCAAAGCATAAGGTGGTTTCTTTGCCATATCACTGAACTGTTTTTGAAAAGCCATTAACTCTTCGTATTGTGGCATTAATTCTAGTTTTGTAGCACCCACAGGACGAGCAACACTTTGATTCTCAGCAAAAAATTGTAACACATCTCTGTCTATGCCTTCTCGCATCGCTTCAAAACTAATTCCTTGCTCTGCCATTACATCAAGTTTAGCTGCTAGCTCTTTTGATTTTCTTGTTGCTGACTGTGCAATGTCAGACTGAATTTCATCAATGAACGTCATGGTAATATTCTGTGGCTTCATTGTGCTGATAGACTCGAGTCTTTTCTCTTCGTCTACGAACTGCGATTGTAGTTTTCTTAACTGTTTTTGTTTTTGCACAATCTGCGCATCAACGGCTTGCTTTGCTTTATCATAGGTTAATCGTCCACCTGATTTTTGTACAAGAGCCTCAACGGCTTGTGAAATAGTTTGGAAGTCATCTGGATCAACCTTGGTTAACGGATCTTCAATAAGCGTTTGTATTTTTGCTTCAATATCTTGTAGTTTTTTTGTATCGGTTAGGGCTAGTGGATTAATAATAGTACCTGTTGCCTTGTCTACCATTTCTCCTTCATTGACTATCGCAGGACGGTCCGTGGCCCTTCCCCACGCAATCGTGTAATTATCTCCAAAAGAATGACTCTGCGCTGACGCACTTGGCAAGGTTCCTGGATCTCCTCTGAACTTATCTGAATCAATTTGTAAAACTCTTTCTCTATAAGTGTTTGGAAGATATCCTGGCATTAATCCTGTGCCTGAATATTTTGGTTCTCTGTATACGGCTTGTCCTTTTGTAATAGCAGGTGAGTCATACCTTTCGGGTTGGTCTCTTTTTGCAATATTTATTTTATCGGAACGAAAACCATATCCGTCGGTTGTTAGTTGGTTGAGAGGTGACTCGCTAGTAATCTGTATTATATCTTGTGATAAGATAGGTTCGCCTGACTTTGCTTTCGCTGATATGTATGGTCCGATACGTGCATCACCGACCTCGTCTCTTCCGATACCAGCCGCATTAATATAATCATAAAATTCTTTTTCTGAATCAAACTTAACAGGCGAGTTTGGTTTAGATAATGATAACTCAATGTTAGAATAAAAAACTTGTCCTGGATTTATAGCCGTCGCTTCAGGTCCGAGGGCCTTGAGTGTTGCTTGTTGTTTTGTTGTTGGTGAAAAAATATCTGTCTTTGCTATTTCTTCTTTCATGTACGCTGGAGGCTTTCCAAACATCTTGGAGAAGAAACCACCAGGAGCAGCATACTGAACGTCGGCCGCGTCTACTATTCCACCTTTATTAAAATCTGCTGGTTCTCTAAACATTTTTTGATAATCTTTTTTAGCTTTTGCTATTTTGTTAGCAGCAGTGATAGCTTTGTCAACCTCTGTTTGTGTTAATAAACCTTTATCCATGGCATTTATCATAAGTCCAGACAATTTTGTATCAAAGTCCATTGCTCTTCCAACTTTTACACCAGGCGCAACCTGACCTTCTATTCCTAATATTTCCATGTCTGTGTTAATTTCATCAAAAACAGCTTTATATTTTGGATCTTTTGTTTTTTTAAAAAGGTTATAAGCGTCTCGTGCTTCTTTTTCTAAACCGTTTTGTATATATGAATTATAGTCTGAAATGTCTAAATAAATTTCTTCTGCTTTTGCACCCTTCCCTATTTTATCGGCTGTAAAACCTTCTGTAATGCCAGATAATTTAAATTTATGGGCAAGTTGTATTGAAGATATACTGTCAAAAACCAATGCATCAAGACCTTCTCCATCTAAACCTCTTTTTACAGCTAAATCCATTCTAATTTTATCAAAGATTTTTTTAATAATAGGCTTTAAAGATTCATTAGCTTCTATTCTTGTTTTGTCTATTTTTTCAAATTTTAAAAAATCTTCGTATTTATCACCACCTTTTGCAATATCTTCAAGATTTACAGTTTCAAAAAAATCATCAACATTTTTGTCTGACGACCTTCTAATATTATTAAAAAATCTTAGCTCAGGGTCTTCTCGTAATAATTCTATATAACTTTCACCTGGTCTAAATTTTTCAATATATTTTTGTGCAAAAATATTTTGCTGAATTGGCTGTTCGTCTAATACTTTAAATGTAACAGGATCTACTTTAAAACCAGTTTTATTAATATAATTATTTAAACCTGGGTCAACTGCTTCCATACTATCCAAAGCTCTTTTTCTAGCTCCAGGAGAAGTAAATTTAGCAGAAAATAATTTAGGATCTTTTTCTTTTAATAATTTAAATATTTGTTTACTATTAAAAACTACATCATAATCTTTACCTTCTTGAACTTCATTAATTACTTCCCTAAAAACTTCTGCTCTTTTTTGAGCTTTTTTTGTGTTTGCTAAAGCAGCGGCATCAGTAGCAGAACTTCTTCCAAGCTCTTGTCTTTTATTTTGAAAATTTTTAATCTTATCAAAAAGAGCTTTATCTATTTGCTCATTTTTAAATAAAGTAGTTACTAGAGATCCTCCTTCGCCCACGTAGTCAGGTAATCCTAATTTTTTTCTTTCTTTATTTACTATATCTAATATTACATTTTTACTTGGATCTAGTTTATCAAAATCTAATTTTTTAAGCTCATTAATAACTGGAGTTTTTAAATCTATATTTACACTTGCTCTTATTCTATTAGGATCAATTAAATTTTTTTCTATAGCTTCATTAAACAAGCTTGTATAATTTTCACCATATTTAGATTTTAATGGATTTAAAAAATCACTTGTTTTGTTAACAAAACTTTTTGATTGAGATACTTTGTTAAAGTCTTCTGCAAAATTATTAACTAAAGGGCCTTGCATTTTTTCTACTTGTTCAAGAGTAGGTTCTTTTATATTTTTATTTATGTAATCATCAATTTCTTGTTTATTTGTTTTTAAATCTAAAGGCTCTTGACGTGTGCTTTTATATTTATCCAATTCATTTTTTGGGGTTTGAGCTGCACCCATGCTTCTATCAAAATCTACTTTTACTTTTTCAATATCTGTTTTAAGATTAATGTCATCAATGTTATTAAAATACTTTGCGATTTCATCGCTAGACTTCATTAGTGTTTTTCGTATTGTTCCAAAAAGTGGAATCGTATCAAATGGCAAAACTCTT